TTTGAAACTTGGTAAGGCTGGTGTTCCTATGGTTGTAACCAACCACACTTATGATGTTGTTGGTTCTATGTTCCCAACTAAAGAAATGGGTGGTGGTTCTGGTTTGAAGTATGCGGCATCATCAATCGTATATCTTTCTAAAAAGAAAGAGAAGGACGGAACTGAGGTTGTTGGTAACATCATTCACTGTAAGAATGCGAAGTCTCGTTTGACTATTGAAAACAAGATGGTTGATGTTCGTCTGATGTATGAACGTGGACTTGACCGTTATTATGGATTGCTTGAACTTGCATTGAAATACGGTATCTTTAAATCTGTATCTACTCGTATTGAGTTGCCTGATGGAACGAAGACATTTGGTAAGACAATCAACAATCAACCAGAGAAATTCTACACACCAGAAATTATGGCACAACTAGATGAGGTTGCCGCAAAAGAATTCAAGTATGGTGGTTCACGTCAAACTGAAGAAGAGGTGGTAGAAGATGAATCTGAGCAAACTTGATATTGAACGTGCGTATCACTTTGTATCGTCAAAGGAAGATGATGCAAAGTGGACAGGCATTAAACTTACAGACCTAACTGGTAAGTATTCAGATATTGTTTACCAATATGGTAAAGTATCTTTAGGTGAAGAAAGTGATAGTGGCGAAATGCCCTTGACTTTTCACTATGATGTGATATTATCAGCTGATATTGATAAAGAAGAATTGCAAGAAGATATGGAATTTAAAAATCTTCTTGGCGATATTCTTGTAGATATTATTGAAAAACAACTCAAGGATAACAGTCTCCAATATGTCAACAACAATTGAAAGAACAACTCTCAGCAATCTAGTTTACAATGAACCTTACGCCCGTAAGGTTTTACCGTTTATCAAAGCAGAATACTTTCAAGATCAGCACGAGCGTGTTGTCTTTGAAGAAATCTATAACTTTATTGAAAAGTATAACAATCGTCCTACCAAAGAGGCATTGTCTATCGAATTGGATAAACGCAAAGATTTGTCTGATGAGGGGTTCAAGAAGGTTGTAGAAATCATTGACGCATTATCTGATGCAGATGTTGATATGAACTGGTTGGTTGATACTACAGAAAAGTTCTGTAAAGATCGTGCAGTCTATAATGCAGTTCTTAACGGCATCTCTATTATTGAAGGTAAAGATAAACAACATACTCCAGAGGCAATCCCTTCTATTCTACAAGAGGCACTTGCAGTTGCATTTGACAACAATGTTGGACACGACTATGTAGAAGACGGTGAAGAACGTTTTGAGTTCTATCACAAGGTAGAAGAGAAACTTGCATTTGATTTGGATTACTTCAACAGGATTACAAAAGGTGGACTGCCACCAAAAACATTGAACATTGCCCTTGCAGGCACTGGTGTTGGTAAATCGTTGTTCATGTGTCACATGGCTGCAAACACTTTGATGCAAGGGAAAAATGTGCTCTACATCACTATGGAGATGGCAGAGGAGCGAATTGCAGAACGTATTGATGCAAACTTAATGAACATCACTATGGAAGACTTGCATAATCTTCCTAAAAAGATGTTTACAGACCGTTTGAGTAAACTAAAATCTAAAACAAATGGTAAACTCATCATCAAAGAATATCCAACTGCATCTGCACACAGTGGACACTTTCGTGCATTGTTGAAAGAACTTGCACTAAAGAAATCATTTGCCCCAGACATTATCTTTATTGACTATCTGAACATCTGTTCTTCTGCACGATTTAAAGGCAACGCAAACGTTGGTTCTTACTTCTACATCAAGGCGATTGCAGAAGAGTTGCGTGGACTTGCGGTTGAAACAAATGTTCCTATCATGTCTGCAACTCAAACCACTCGTGGTGGTTATGCAAACTCTGATGTTGGACTAGAGGACACTTCAGAATCGTTTGGCCTACCAGCCACTGCTGATCTAATGTTTGCTTTGATATCAACTGAAGAACTTGAACAGTTGAACCAGATTATGGTGAAGCAATTGAAAAATCGTTACAATGATCCAGGCACTAATAAGAGGTTTGTGGTTGGTATTGACAGAGCAAGAATGAAGTTATATGATTGTGAACAGGACGCACAGGATGGAATCACTGATAGTGGACAAGAAGATGATACTCCAGTATTTGACAAGTCACGAACTGCTTCATACGATAAATTTAACGACATTAAGTTCTAAAAACAAAACTGTTGACAATTCCCAGATACTCAAGTATTATAAATAGAATGGTAATAATATTTGTTTAAATGGGAAAAGTGCAACAATGCAGAGTTTTAATCAATTCCTCACGGAAGCAGTAAAAGCAGAAGATTATGAAGCCGCCATCGTTATGGGGTGGTATGAACTTCATGATAGAGAACTAGATAATAAGTCTGGTATTTCTGCAAAGACTATTGCTACACTGGAAAAGAACCCTCAAGTCTTAGAGTCTGGTAAAAGGATTGCAGAGTATATTCTGAAGAATAACTCTAGTCTTGCAGGCGCACAAGCAGAACAATATGGACGTGCATCAACCAAACTTACAAAGTTTTGGACTTCATATGGTGCATCAAACAAAACTCCTAAGACAGACATTTTAATTGGTAACATGCGTTTCTCTTTGAAGATTGGCATGGCACAACTTATGTCTGGTGGTAAGGCAGAGTCGATGGCAACATTCTACGCTGCACTAAAGAATTCCCAACAAACACTATCTGAAGACCCACAGTTCCAAAAAGTAAATCAAATTTTGGAATCTTTTGTGGAAGCATCTCTAGCGCCCGGCCAGTTGCGTGGTATAATCAAGTCTGGTGAAAACGAAGTTGTGAATGCTGGTGAAGCGGCACACAAACAGTGTATGGCAGAGATGGGTAAACTATTCGAACAGTCTCGTGAATTCAAAATTGCATTTGCTCGTGAAGCAATGTCTGGTTTTGAAAAGTTCGGTGAGAACGCAGACGCTGCCGCAGAGTATATGTTGGTTGCATCACATGACGGTTCTAACGTAAAGATTAAGAGTGTATATGATGATGAGTATTGTGCATCTATCGCTGATAAGATGAAACTACAGGCACGATTCAAAACATCATCTCGTAAACTCAAAGGACAAAAGACAGGAGAATATAACTTCTGGAGCGTTATCTCACTTATCGTTGATGCGATGGATGAAGATATCGAAGCATATAACAATGGAGAAATTCTCACTGAGATTCGTTTCTTCAAAAACCTCACTGCAAAGGTAAAAGGATTTTTCAGTAAAACATGGAAGAAGGCATCTGCATTCTTCAAAAAGGGTGCATACTCTATGATGAAGTTTTTGGGTGCAGAACCCGATGTAGATCATAAGAAGGATATCACCTTTGATTAATTTTAGTTCATTCATAAAGGAAGATAAGGGCGGTAAGAACCTTCACCTAGAACACATTGAAGATGAGATTCTCAACTTTGGTGTTGATGGTGGACGTGCCGCAATTAACTTCATTCAGTCACTTAGAGATATGTTGGCTGGTGCATCTCGTTCATCTGTAAATATGACTGTAAAATGGGACGGTGCGCCAGCAATTTTCGCTGGAATTGATCCATCTGATGGTAAGTTCTTTGTTGCAAAGAAATCAGTATTTAATGTAAGTCCAAAATTATACAAGTCAAATGCAGATATTGATGCAGACACTTCTGGTGATTTGAATGCAAAGTTCAAAGTTGCACTTGCAGAGTTTCCTAAGTTGGGAATCAAAGGTGTTCTACAAGGAGACTTGATGTTCACTGACTTGGAGAGTGACACCATTGATGGAGTAAAGTATTACACATTCCAACCAAACACTATTGTCTATGCAGTTCCAGTTGACAGCGACTTAGGCAAGACAATGAACAAAGCAAAGATTGGTGTGGTGTGGCACACCACATATGAAGGTGATGAACTCCAATCTATGAAGGCAAAGTTTGGTGCAGATGTTTCTAAATTAACAAACACATCTAGTGTTTGGATGGATGATGCAACTTATAAAGACGTTGCAGGCAAGGCAACGATGACAGATAAAGAAACTGAAGTCGTAACCAAACACCTATCAATGGCTGGAAAGACGTTCAGAAAAATTAACTCAACACTACTGAAAAGTTTCTTAAATATTCAAGATAATTTTGGTAGTGGTAAACTTGCTGGTGCATCACTCAAAACTTACAATAACAGTAAAGTGAGACAAGGTGAAAAGATTTCAAATCCTAAAAAACATGCACAAGGTTACTTAAAGTGGGTTGAAGATAATTACAATAAAAATATTGATAAACTAAAAACTCCTGCTAAAAAAGAAGAATTAGAAGTTCAAAAGAAAGAGATGTTGCGAGAACTAAAGAAACATATAGTAAATCTTGGTAACATTATTGAATTCCAAAACCATATTGTAGAAGCAAAGATGGGTATTGTTAAGAAACTAAATAGTGTTAAGCAATTGACTGATACCTTTATTAGAACTTCTAATGGGTTTAAAGTAACTAACCCAGAGGG